CTACTGTTCTTTTTGCCCTGACGCTTTACGCAGTTCGTTGGCTAGCCGATGCAGTTCTTCACGTGCTTCCGGATCCTGCGTTGCCTTATAAGCAGCGGATAAAAACGGAATGATTTTGTTCGCATCAGCAGGTTTGAGGATGTATTCTTTTTCCCTCATACACTCAGGAAGTTGAACATGCTTATCGAAAAAATCATGCTCCATGGCATTAATATCTACATTTCCAGTTATCCCTTTTACACTCCCGCTAGAAGTATACTGGAATACGGACCATTTTTCCCATGTGCCGTTCGCTATTGGTGTTTCTACGCCATAATGAGCAATCCATAGAGGAAATGATGCGACCTGCTTGTTCAAGAAAATTTTCGCGAAACTTGCCCCTGTGTAGATCATCGTTGGGTGTCCGGTAATACGTTCCACCTCTTGGAGCCAGGTTAAACACCAATCGGATAATTGAACTCCGCCAACTGTAGACGCCTTGCCTTCAACGTCCAAGACATGCGGGAACTGGGCTGCAAAACCTTTTATCGCATTCGCAAACTGAGCAGCCTCTACCAATGGATCGTTATTCTCCGGATGAGCATAATGATAAAAGCCAATTGCAAGTCCTACTGTCGCAGCTTCCTTTGCGTTCACTTCGAGCTTATCATCGAGGATCGTTCTGCCTTCCGTTGCTTTTATGAATGCCCCCTTTACACCATCCGATTTTACTGCTGTCCAGTTTATTGAACCTTGATGGTGAGAGACGTCAATGATCTTAACATTACTGGCTGATTTAGCTTGCATCCTTGCCACTATCCTTCGTTTTGACGTAACTGTATGCACCCGATGCGGTTAGCCCGATTACGGCAATGTTAATAATAGTATCTCGTACCGTTGAAGGAACGAGGACGAAAATAGCTGCTACACCAATAGCAATGGCCGAGCTATGTTTAGCCGGGACACCGTAACCCTTAACGACACCAACAAAAGCCGCCACAAGGGCGGCTAGGGTGAGAATATCCTGTTGTTCCATTAGTGCTCTGCCTCCAATCGATCGAGCCGTTTGTGAGCCTGTTTGGACGACTCCTCAACTCTCGTAACCCGTTCTGCCAAAATATCGAACCGCTGCCCTTGTATCCGCTGTTCAACGCGCATATCATCGACTCCACGTTTGATATACTCAACGTCCGTACGCAAGGTCGCATCCCTGCCGGCTTCGGCTGCCGTATCACTTCGTATGGATCGCGACCGTCCCAACCAGCCTAAAATAATTCCGCTGAGACCAGTACAAACCCCAATTACAACCGTAATTGAGCTCCAATTCATCTAATCACCTGCTTTCTTTTCAAAAATAAAAGGCCCCACTTATACAGCGGAGCTGATCTAACTCATTAAATTTGCTTAAGCGTTATACCGCAATCCGTTTTGTCTTGGTAATCTGAATCCCCCATAAGAGTAGTCAGATCGCGAATTTGGAGACGGGTAACGCCGCCAAATTCAATTGGGGGCATTTTCCAAACTGTCTTCTTATCGCCATTGATTTCTACATATTTTGAATCTTCGTTCATTTGTCAGTCTCCTTTATGAAGTTATGCAACCTCACCCAACCTACGCTAGCCTTATATGAAGTTAGTGTTCCTCAGACCGGAGCGCCGGCTTCCTTCAGATTCCGCCTCGCGGCGGACACCCTTGCCTTTGAGCTATGGCTACTACTGCCTTCACCATTCAGGACTTGAACCCTAAAGATAGCGCCCATGCTGGGCATATAATGAGGTCAGGATCGATATGCCCCTGACCATCTCGATAGATTAGGACAAATAAGTACTGATAGGCAAATAAAGATATTGGCCACTTGTTCCGATTGTACCGTCAGTAGCATATACGGCGCCGGACGTGCCTGTGCCGGTGTTTGGTGATTTGAGGCCAGCCGCGCCGCCTGTTACCAAAGAAGTGTTATACAAGTCTTTATCCGTAAACGATAGAATAAGACCACCACCACCACCGCCACCGCCGCCACCGCGTGGGTTGTTGGCGCTTCCTCCTGCGTATTGTGCCGGTGCGTTGCCGCCTGCTCCGCCTGTTACATCAAGGTTTAACGTGCTGGAAACGCTTGGGCACACAAGCAGGATGGCGCCGCCTGCTCCACCGCCGCCTGCTCCGGCCGTACCTTCGTATAATCCCGCCCCGCTGTTTTGGTGATAGCTGTCACCTTGTCCGCCGCCGCCACCAATTCCGAACATGGTACCACCGGCTCCGCCTGGTCCGCCTGCTCCTGTGTATGTTCCGGCATAGGCGCCCGAACTCCCACCCGAACCGCCGCCTGCTTGCAGGGAAAGCGACGCATAGCCGCCTTGCTTTAGTTGGTAAATAACATTATTTTGCAAGTAGTCCCAAAGGTCATTAAGCTTTGTGGCGATTCCATATTGGAAGGCTACGCCGCCGCTATAAGGACCAATTACGTTGCCGCCCGGCGGCGATACCGGCAATTTAGAAATGCCCATGCTAAATGGCGTCAAATGCGGAATACCTGTTCCCGGCATTTTATATGAGTTTGCCGCCACGTCACTGCCATAACTTATGTTAGACGCAATCCCGGCGCCACCACCGGCGCCTCTCGCTCTGATTGTTCCACTTCCTGTTATGGTGTTGGCAATTACGGTAATGGTTCCGCCAGCGTCCCCGCCATTCCCGCCTTGCCCCCAACTTGGAGTTGACGATACCAGGCCGCCGCCGCCGCCGGTCCCTGCGTTGGATACCTCGATAATGCCATTTAAGGCAAGTGTGCCTTTAACAAAAATGATAGTGTTATTAGGTACTGTTAACGATATGCCTGCGTTTACTGTAATGTTTTGATACTCATAAACACCAGCGGCCAACGTTGTATTTGTTGAAATCGTGGCCGTTGTGCGGCCGGACCCGTAATTGATAGCCATTGTTTAACCACTCCTTAATTTAGTTTAGTTACCGTCATAGCAAGGCCATTGCCGGTACTTGCCGAACTGGATGACGCTTTTATGTGATAATAGTCCCCCGGTGAAGCGTAGTCCACTACTGCCGTTGTTGCGCCTGATGTCGCATTAGTTGTCCCAAGCGCGAACCAAGCGCCGTTTTTGTATATGCTATACGTCACGTAAGAACCCAAGTCAGGTCGCACGGCAATGAGTTGGACACCTTCGGACGGATAAAACAGGCCGTTAGCATCGTCAATAAATCCATTAGAGAACGAATCACTATACGGGTATGTTGTTACCCAGCCACCAACATCAATGGACGTGCTGTTTAATGCAAGGTTGGACACCTTGGCCGACAAGATTTTGTCCATTCTGTTGGACGAAGCCTTGGCCATTGCCTCAACGTTACTAACCGCCCGGTCCACATATTCCGTTGTTGCCAATTGCTTCGAATTAGTCCCGATCACCGCTGTAGGTGCTGTCGGCGTACCGGTTAAGGCCGGTGATGCAAGCGGTGCCCGAGTAGTATCCGTCGGGTGAACATGGTCGGCGCGGGCGTACTTTACTGACGAGCCAGCGGCCGCTGTGCCATTCATAGCAGGAGCAGTTGATCCTGCTTGACCAAGTACAAATGCAGTTGTCGCAAGTTGAGATGAACTTGTATCTACTACCGCAGTAGGCGCCGTAGGCGTCCCCGTCAAAGCCGGGCTAGCCAAAGGCGCAGCATCCGTGATCCCATATCCGCTAAGCGTTGTCGGATTCGTTCCCGCGGTCACCCGGCCTTTTCCATCAACAGTCACGCTTTTGTATGTTCCCGCAACTACCCCGCTATCCGCAAGTTTTGCTGATGTAACGGCCCCGTCGGCAAGCTGAGCTGCCGTCACGGTACTGTTCGCCATCTTGGCTCCGGTTACGGCATTCGCGGCAAGCTTAGCAGTTGTAACCGCCGAATCCGCCAACTTGGCGGTTGTAATTTCTCCATCCGAGATCGTGGTGTCCAGGTTTGACATTGCCGTATGGATTTCCTTAATTGCCCCGGCAATATTTTTTGCCGTTGTTGGCACGGTGGACATAGCGCCAATTGTTGTATCAAGCGTATCTGCGTTTGTATTAAAATTCTCAATATCTACAACATCTGTCCCTTCAGGCTTCATCAGCCCGAGATTGCTTGTCGTTTTCATTGCGCTCCTCCTTCATATACTTTTAGTTCCGACCAAGTTTTTGCATGGGCATTTCCCCACGATAAGGCCGCCAGGTTATCCCAAACGGTATAAATGTACTTGAATCTATAAGCCAGATGAGCTGGCTTAATATCTTCAAGCATTTGAATAAAGCCCGGCATGTTTGGCGGAATCCCCTTGGATCCGACGAATACAATTTCAAACAGGTATTGCTCCGGATACACATTTACCACGACTTCACCGCCCGAAAAAGCCGCCGCCGTGTCGATAATCATCTGCTTCGTTGTTGTCCCGGAACCGTATAACTTGGCCTTCAACTGCTCCCTTCGCCGCTCATACGACTGAACGCGATTCGCTGCGATACCTAGTTCGCTTTCCCAGCGCGTTAATCCCCAGGTAGCCGTATTAATAAAACTCTGGTCCAGCAGATCGATACTTTTCTCAGCAAGATCCGAGATTTCATAACCTGCAGCTTCTTGAAGCTCTTTCATTTCCGTTATTTCCCTGTAATAGGAAGGTAGATAGGCTAATAAATCAATACTTTTAGAATTGCTATTGCCGCCCTCCCCCTCCTCCGCTCCGTATGCCAGCACCCCGTAGACCTCAATACCGTATGCCAAAAGCTCACACCCCCTTAAGTTGATTCCAGGTTACTCTTGGGCTTAATTTCCCACTGGCCAAATCGTAAGCCGATTTCACCGCGCTTGCGGTAGCTGCTTGCACCGTGCTGGTACTCGTAACCGTACTATTAAGCTGCACGATACCTGCCGCGGAAACAGAAGCTGACGCCTTATTGCTAATGCCGGACCATGGCACGTTGTCTGCAGCAACAGCAGCGTCTACTTTGCCGTCATTATCCGTATCGTAGATGGACTTCAGCATGTCGCCGGCTGTTTGGGCAGCAACAAGCACGACATTCCCCCCGCTGGTTCCGATGTAGAGCTTTTGGCTATCCGTACAATAACCAAGTTCTCCTTCGGCCAGCAGACCGATGTTGATCTCGAGTCCCCGGCGGATCTGTATTAATGCTTTCCTGGCCATCAGAATGTCCCGCCGTCTACGGTCCCTACTGTGAGCCTGTTGCCATTGGCAGCATCGTAGATAATAGCAGCGGCGTCAATATTAACGGCCACACCGCTTGAGCCAACCGTGATACCATTACCTGCTACGACGGAAATAGCGTCTGCCGCAACAGCAATGCCGTTACCCGCTCCCACGTTTAAAGTCACGCTGTCCGCTTGTCCTCCGCCCGTCAAGCCATTGCCAGCCCCAACCGTTTGTAGCGCACCGCCAGTGCGTACCCACGCCGATCCGTTCCAGGAGTAAATCTTCTGCTCATCGTCGACATAGCAGGTCCAACCAACAGCTGGCGGATAATACGTCCAAGTTGACGATTGCCATTCCGCAATTTGATTCGTCTTGCCGGACCAGACGCCTGTTGCGCTGCCGGGGATAATATAACGGTCGCCATCTGCCGGGGTTGCCGGAGGAGCCGTCGTTGTCCGATTTTTAACGGAGGCTTGCGGCTCGATATTTCGTTTTGCCAATTCAATTTCATTTCTGATCTTTTGCGCTGACCACAAATCCGTTACCGTTGAACCGGAATCGTTAATTTGCCTGTGTAGACTCGCGTCATTGAGATGTCCTCTTAATTCAGCAGCCGTTAAAGTATTCGTTCCATCCGACACCTTATTAATGCGACCGCTGGAGATATCCGCTTTTAACACTTTGCCATAGCTTGATCCGTCAACAATATCGTCCAAGGAACCGGATAATTCTGTTATTTTCCGCGCGTTGACCGCTTGCCAGGCTGTGCCGCTGTCAAAGTACATATATCCGGCGTTGGTTCCGATCGTCACATAATAGAGACGGCCCAAAACGGAAGCCGTTGGCCTGGCAGACTCAGTCCCTGACATTGCCCGTCCGATAAGCGTATTCGCGCTGCCGTCTCCGATAAAAATTTCTTTCGTATCCGTGCAAAAGCCCATTTCGCCTGATACAAGCGGCCCGTGAGCATCCAGTTGGGCTTTCGTCCCTCTTTTTAACTGAATCGTTTGCGCCATTCCATCACTCTCCTATAAAAGATCCCCCGTCAACAATTCCGCTGGTTTTGTAATCTTCGATTTCTTTTTGCGTAGCGGTAAGACTTGCTTGCAAGCCGTTAATATCGTCCGCCTCAACGACATCGCCCGGCGTCTCGTAGGTTACGTAAACCTCATCCGTATTCGAAAAGATTTTCACTTGACGCCTCCAGGGCGTATCCTGGGGAATCGAGATAATGACGTCTTTAACCAATGAGCCCGTGTATTTCGTTCCTGTATAGACGCTTATCGTATTTTCCAGGATGTTATCGTGCGCCAGAAAGCCGATATACGAGCCGTTTGTCATCTTTACTGCTTCTTCAATTACATAATGGCTACCATCCGATTTGGCATTTAGCTTGGGCGCAAAATGATAGGGCATACTTACACCTCCAAGTCCACCGTTCCAAGTATGGCTACTTGATCAGGGGATATCGGGATGTTGGATGTGCCCCCGTTAATCTGCAGGAAGGAGTAATCGTTAACCCCCTCAATGTCCAAAAGCAATGCACCGATTCGAACGTATTTAGGCGAAGGATCATCAGCAAATGCGAGTCCTTTGAGATAAGCAGCGACTGCAGCTTCAATATTTCTCTGAACATCCGCCAAGGACGCCGAACCGTTCAGAAGCAGCTTAGCCGTAAGATTTACGGCCACTCCTTCGGCAGGGGATACGGTTACGATTGCTCCAATCGGAGCTACCTCTTGTCCCATCCCCGGCAACGGACTAATGAAATTTTGCACCTCCTCGGTCAAGGCAGTGGATGCCGGACGCATCTCACTGTCTAAGATGGTCACTTTTACCGTGCCCGGCCCATCCCATAAAGGCTTCACATACGCTGCTCCGACACCGGACACGGATAATGCCCAATTTTTATAATCGGATACATTTCCGCTGGTTCCCGGTTTTTGTACCTTCGCTAAAAATCGTTTTCTTAACGAATCATCCGTCTCATCATCCTCACCCGGAATCAGAACCTCTGACAAAATCGCTCTCCCCAGTCCGTTAATATAATCCATGGGGAGCATCTGTCCGTAGTTGGCATTGCCCGTGCTTCCAGCTGTCTCGGATTGCAGCTTATAATTGCCGGTCGAGATCTTCTCGATCGCTTTGTAATACAAGCCATCCAAAGAATAACGGCTGCCAATCGGAACATCCATCAGTACATTTTCACTGTTGTAAAATAAACCAAGCCGCTCGGCTTTAGATGCCTGCTGGCGCTCGATTCCGAAATCCGCCGTTCGCCTCGCCAGATACTCCCCGGTCGAGGTATTTCCGAATACCAAATTTAAATTTATATCCAGATCGGCATAGATTTGTGCCAATTCGGCTGCTGCCGGAGCGAGGGCGTCGTAAATAATACTCCCTTCGCGCTTGTCTATGGAGCCGGGTACCCGATCTAGCATACGCTGCAAGATCGCTTCGAAGGTTTGCGTTTCGTACAATTAGAATCCTCCTTTCTCAATGGATACGGAGCCGTAAATCGTTAGAGCCGTAAAACGAACAGCAGCTTCGTCTCCGCTTCCCGTTATTTCGAAATCCTGAACGGCGCTTATGCGCTCATCCTGCAACAGAGCCTCACGAATGCAGCGCTCATAATCGTTGCGGAATATTCCGCTTTTCTCGCTTCCGTAACTTCCGGAATAAATAAAATGGGCGAACCGTTCGGTATTCAGTATTTTATAAATCGCCTGCTTTACGGCATCCTGCCCATCAACAATCCCGGTGATCCTGCCCCGCTCTTGATTCAGATGATAGGTTCGACTGGTTTGTAACACTTCTTCCGACGCGGTATCCAGAACCGCTCCTTTAGGCAAGATCAATCCATCAACCTCCCTATAGCGACAAACTTTTCACCGCCGGCCTCTCGCAGCAGAATCAGCTTCGCGCCAGGTTCCAGACTGGTGCCGATGTGTTCCGGTATAATTAAAAAATCCGCCGTAAAGGTGAGCCGTTGATCAACGTTCACTTCCAGCGGATTTGTATTCGTAACCGACCCATACATGACGGCAACCGGCTGTATAGAGCTTAAATACTCTTTCACGATTTTTTTTACTTGGTCGTTAATACTCATGTCCCGTACACCTTTAGATCCAGGCTCATCGTATGCTCGTCCCCTTTCATTTGATGGGTGCATTCTTCAACGAGAAAATATTGATTAATCCCCTGTTCCTTAATCGTGATTTGCAGCTTCACGCCGGCACGCATACCGATGTAACCAAGGGCATCCAGTTTGAAGGATTTCTGCTCGCGGCCTTTAAGCTCCATCACGCATTCCAGCATCGCATTGATCTGGGCTTTATTAAGCCCGTCATCGACCTTCTGATAGTACTGCAGCCGCCCCCACTTGCCGATCTTGGAACTATCCTCAAGAATATAGGCCTCGCGCTTCCCCGTTTCTTGATTATCCTTCACCATTTTCACCCGGTTAAAGGTATCGGAATCAATGTCGCGCTTCAACGAATAGCCGTATACGAGACTATCATCACCGAGAATGAGATCGAGAGTCATATCCTCGATATCTTTGAGCATTAAATGACCGTCATCATCGTACAAAACATAAATGCGCCCCTTAGCGATCAGCGTCTCGTCAAGGGCTTTATAAATCATATCCAGCCTTTTTTGCCCATCCTGCGAAAATGTCTTTATGGGATGAATCGTATCCGCGATATCTCCGATTGAAAGACCGACATCCAGCGCGTTGTCCTTTAAGACTTGGGTAGCCGTAACGTTCGTCTTCACGTACGTATCCGTCTCGAGCAAATACCGGAGCTGGTCATAAGCCGTTACTTTTAATTCCCGGTCCTCGGAGTCCTCCAGGACAAACACATATCCATAAAAAAGGACCGTATCGTTCATTCGCAGCCTAACGACATCGCCGCAATTAATCTCATAATGCGATTCCTGGTAGGACGGGTTACGAATGATCGTAAATTGCAGCGTGCCTGCTTTGCCGGTTCGTTTTGTACTCCAGCTCCAATCGGGTACCAGCTTGGAAAGATCCCAAAGCGTTCCATTGCGGTTGTCGACGATAAGCTCAAACATGGGCATCAGCTCCTATTCGGCAATTTGAGCACTTTACCGACCGGCAGCCGTTTCAGTTCCGCATCCGTAATTCCGTTAAGCTTTTGAATGTCCCTCCACCGCGCACTGTTCCCCAGTTGCATTCCGGCTACTTTTATAAGCGTATCGCCCGGTTTTAAGGTGTACGTCTTGAGAGGCACCCGATCATCCGGTCTTGACGACGAATCCTTGAGAAGCTTCGTTTTACCGTCGGCTGTCGTTACGGCTTTGACTTTTTGCGGGTAATGAAAGACGTATTCCTTGAGCTTAAGCGAATAGAAAATATCTCCCGGGGAACCGGCCTCTTCCCAACGCTCGAAGGATTCGATTGACATCGGCAGACTGATTTTGGCCGAATCATCCTGGGAGTTGCTGCCCACATAAATAAACCGGACAGGGTAACCGCTGTGCATCCATCTGTTAATATCGTTCACATAGGCGTTAGGATCCGGAACTTTCGTTTTCCAATCGACGCCGCGCAGCACTTCAAGAATCATATTCCTTGATTTTGTTCGGTCCTGAACGTGATCATACCTTTTCCAATGATAAATACTTTGATTAAAGGGATAGTTGTGTCCGGGGAAAAAGCTCTTGAAGCTTATTTCCGCAAGCCCCGGCTTCTCAATCGTGCTGATAGGACCGGTACCGACAATATTGTAATCCTTGCCTGATCCATCGCGCTTAATGTTGATTTCGTCCGGCAGAACCGGAAACTCCCATCCCTCCTCACCGTTGTTCCAGCCGATCATCATCGTGAACGAACTTGTCTCGGCCATCCTCACACCACCTTTTTATTAAGGCGCTCTTTATTAAGAGCGCCTCGCCTGTTCATAACATATTAACCGTAAGCACCCTGCGCGGAAGACTGAATCTCCTGCTCCATCGTGCTGCCGATCCTTCGGATGACCTCGTCCACGTCAACGTCCTTCGATATCGGCCCAGTCGTCACTTGCACCGTCGGCGTCAGCGTCACAAAGTTCTGAATCGCATTCATTTCCGCAAGGTTCCGCATCATTTCAATATCCTCGCTCGAGATGTCGACCGTATTATTGATTTTGCCGACTTCCCCAACTTCTCCTACCTTGGGAATAGTTCCGGCGCCGGTACCGGCGCCGATTCCTGGCACGGATCCAGTTACGGTTCCTGGTGGGTTGGAGTAAGTACCGCTTACCAAATTGCCGTAATCCCCTGTTCCCAGTGGGTTGGTATTTTTTTCTTTTTCCTTCTTCGAACGTACCTCTTCACGTTCAGCCATCGCGTCTTTCACTTGCTGTTCACGCTTAGCAGCTTGATCTGCAGCTTTTGCGAAAGCATCCTTTTTCTGATCTGCCGCAAATGACTGAATGTCTTTGGTGAGATTCTCCATACTGAAGTGACCTTGAATTTCAAAGGACGAGCCCGTGACTTTATTTACAATTTGCAAAACATGATTAATACCATCAATGATTCCATTTATTACGCTGTCATAAATAAAGCCGATTTTTTCAGCAAGCCAGACGTAGGGAGCTAGCATAGCTTCAACCATACCCCAGAAGAATCCAGGGATTTGGTCGAAGAAATTAAGAATGACGTTCCAGGCACGCATTAATGCCGCGGCGAACTGATCATTCGTTTGCCAAAGTTTAATAAGCCATACGATTAGACCAATTACGAGCGAAATGATTAAAACATAGATGTTTGCTTTCATCGTAGCATTTAAGATTAACTGCACTATGTTTACCATTTGGGTTATTAACCACAGACTCCCCATGGCGGCTACCAATCCCCATAATATTGGTTCTATAATCGGCATATTCTCGCTAATGAAACCAACTACATTAGATACGGCCGTTAACAGCTGTCCTGCCAGCTGAGCTGCAAATGCAATAGCCGATCCAAAACCTTGGACAAACTGCTCCCCTGCAGGGCTGTTAATTAACTCGCTTACTTGCTGAATTACTGGACCAAAAGACTGTAAAGCCGTATTCCGCATTTGTGTAACGTAGTCTCCAAAGGACATTGGCATTTCAGCGAAACTCGAATTAATATCGCCCGAAGCCGCAAACATAGCGTTTTTAATTATGTCTGCAGTAAGGGCTCCTTTATCAGCCATGGTCTGCAGTTCACTCTCTGATTTACCAGTGAATTGAGAGATAGCGCTTGCGATCATTGGGGCATTTTCTAGGATGGATTGGAATCCGTCACCTTCCAGCTTTCCTTCCGACATGGCACCGGCAAGCTCATCCATTCCTGTCTTCTGATCTTCCATGCCGGTTCCGCCAAGCCGGAACGATTTCTGCATAAGATCCGCAAATGCAATCCCCTCATCGTTGCTTTTAAAAGCGTCCGCAGCACTAAGCTTGCCAACTATGGCTAGCATGTCGGAATAACTTCCTCTAGACCGCTCTGCAGCTGCAAAGATTTTATCCTGCAGTTGTTCACTCGTCTGTAAATTGTCATTAATAGCATTGATCCGGGTAATCGAATTCATATAATCGTCACTCAGCTTCATACCATTCTGTAAGCTTTCGAGCGACACATATTTATCAATTACACTCTTAATCCCTTTATCCAACAACCCCACAATGCCTTGTCCCTGCTCTACTGCACCATTTACTTTCTCTTGTTGGGCGGCAGCTTTCTGAAAGGATTGCTCTAATGTACTGAATTGATTAATAATGCTAGCAAGCGGTCCCGATATTTCATCCGCCAAGCGCAGTGCAACCCTTAGCTTAGACAAAACTTTCACCTCCTTTCCAAAATAACGTAACGATTACCTTTTCCTCGCAGCTTCCTTCTCTTTCTTAATCCGAATATCGATGGATGCCATTATGAAGGCCTTTTCCTCCCGGGGTAATTGAACAAATTGTCCCGGGAGAATATACAGCTGATGGAGGGCGTAGTGGGCGTAATTGGCTTCGCCGTCCCCCTCCATGATTAGTTTTTTGCTTCGTCAATCAATTCGTTCATCCCGACGTCAAAGCCGCTGAGCTCCTGAATCTTGCTCACGATGGTGGACATTTCGCCGGCCAGCAGCACTTTTTGCACGTATTCATCCGGCGTGCGGCAGCCAAGCTTTTGAATGCTTGCCGCGTCTTTGAAATCCGGCACAATCGTGTGGTTAATAACCGCGCGCAGATTGAATTTCTGCGCGTCGAACTCTACTTTGCGGCCTTTGCGGATCTCGGTCGCGCTTTTGCGGATTTCCTCGAACTCTTGGCTCGTCATCGCCTTAATCGTAAATTTAAGCGGCAGTCCATCGGCATCCTTGAAACGCGGGGAAACGATGATTTCCTCCGTCAGATTGTCAACAGGATGGTTATTAAGAAATTCTTGCAGATTCATTGAGATCTACCTCCGTATTTGAAATAAGGCGCCTGTTAGGCGCCCGTAATCGTATTGAATTGATCGAGCAAATCATAACCGTTAAAGGTAAACGGCATTTCCTCGTCGAGCATATCGTCGCTGGTTGCGTCAAATTTCGTTGCAATGATGCTGTCCAGATTACAGCCCTTAAGCACAACCGATTGTTTACCCGAAGCGGATCCCGGCTGCTCGTTTGTAATATGAAGATCGAACCAAAAATCCTGACCGGTCTGAATATAGGACCACATCAGCTGTCTGAATACGGAAGTGACATAATAAACCGTCAGAGTACCGCTGCCTTTCCAGCCTGCGGAACGTTGCGGCGTATTGGTTCGGCCTAGAACCGGTACATCCACTTTATTTTTTTCAATCGTTGCTTCAATCGATTTTGCGTAAAACAACTCTTCCACACGGCCGTTAATTGTCGCAGTCGCCGTTGCTTGTTTGCCGCTAATGGCATCAGATTCCATCATAAAAGGCATTTACGTCATCTCCTTAGTTTACGGTTACCGTAATGTAAATTTTTTCAACACTGTCTACCGGTTGGACATTCAAGTCAATGCCGACAGCATCCGTCTCCAACCCGGCGTACACAGAGATATCATTTTGGGCGTCAAAATTTTGCACCGCCCCAATTCCCTGAAGCATGCTGATGTTGTTTATGCATTCCGACTTAAGCAAGTTGCGTCCAGCGGCATTATTCGAAACTTTACCAAGATAGTAATCGGAGAAAATCCGGACAAAGTCATTATTAATGCCATCCAAAACACGGATTACGCGATTTTTGCTGAAAGCTTTCGTTTTCTCCGCCGTAAAGCTTGTGAAGCTGTTAATGTCCTGCTCGACTACCGCTTTGCCATTGCTCGCCGTAAATACAAACTCACCGTTTTGCAGCGCCGCATTGATCTGACTGTTGGTATAACGCGGCGAGACATCTACCGCATCGTCATACACGCTATAAGTAAGAGACTGGTTTACATCGGCTGCCGCCGTTGCGCCGGCTACCCATGCTGTCGCCTGCGCCGCAGTGAGAACCGTGCCATCACCGAGTACTACACCGTTCTTCACGCTGATTACACCTTCGTAATCAGCAGCCGGATAGTTTTCGACAACCGCCTGTACCTTCTTGCCCTCGTCATCGCGAAGTCTCTTCACAAAGGAGGTATAGACATTTTTGAGCGTATTGTCCGTTCCAACATAGGCAGCCGTGTTGAAATCAAGCAGCTCCAGCGCAGCTAAAAAGCCCAAATGATCCGCGTTGGTAACCGCTCCGTCCGTACCGCCCGCAAGTGGCGCGCCAGCGCTTGACGTCAGTCCGCCGGCCCCCGTCCAGTCAATCCAATCATTTGCCTTTAATTCGGAAATCGTCGTTACCGTTTGCTGGTCGGCTTGGGCCTTATCGACAAACGTTTTTACATCGTACTTCGCCGAATCATCGATGTTATTCTCGATAACAATCGTCAGGTCATTACCCCGGATACCGCCGTATTTCGCCGTAGCTGTCAATTGCCCGATTGTAACGGATGCTTTTTCCCCCGTATTCAACCGATAAAGTAGCAGCGTCTTCGCGCGTTTCAAAACCTCCCGAACAGGCAGCATGGAGCCGGCGTTCAACTCATAGCCGAGCTTAACCAGCGAATCCTCTCCCGCCTCGAAAGTCATCATCTTCTGCGGTGCTCCCCACGAGAGTGGGAGCGCCATCGCTGCAATCCCTCTGCTTCCCAGAGTACCTACCGCTTGTCCTTTACCGCCTACGTTCACATAAACACCTGGCCGAACCTTGTTTTGCATCGTAAATGTTCCACCTGCCATCTTTTACTTCGCCTCCTGTTTTAGGTACTGCTCAATTTGCTTTACTGCCTCGTCAACCGTGTAATACTTCCCTTCCTCTAATAGCGCTTTAAGAAAATCCCTTTGCAACGGCGTAAAACAACCTGCTTTCAAGATTTGCGCCTTAAAGTAAATCGGTTGCTGCTTCACTGTTTTGGTCATGGCTTTATACCTCCTGTTTGGTGCAATTGCATCATCCTTGGATGAATTGGTGTCTCCTTTGTAACCGTACAACCGTAATCGACACTAAAATGAAGTGCCCCATCTACAATTTGGTGCCTCATATTCGCGCCGTTTAATTGGTAGCCCTCTACCGTAACTACCTGCAAACCTGACGTTAGCTGCTCCGCTGCATCGTACAGATCCTCATTTCCGTCCGTACCGGAATACAGAATGAGAAACGGATAATCCCGATGATAACGATTGCCAGGCTCAAGCCGATGGGTTGACTCCAGCAATTTCACGTAAAAACACGGCGGTTCGAGAATCTGTTTAATGTCATCGCCAGAGACCGGTGTTTGCGGAAATGCGTTGATTAGGGTTTGAATCACGGCATGTCTTACATCGTTAATCGATATCTGCACGGCATCACCTCAAATCTTTTAAGAATTCATTCGTTGACGTTACCTTTTGTTTTTGAACTTGAATTGGACAACAAAAAAAGCCTTGCGCCCTCGCAAAGCTTCACCCGATCGTCCCTTTTCATTTTTCTCCAAAACAACTGGTTAGCGCATACTGCATCATCCTCTCTATTCATCGCCCGATAATGTTAACTGTGCGCAGCCTGTCATTCAAAGTAAAAGCCGCCCCTCGGGGGCGGCTGGCTACTGCTTAACATTTCGTTTGATACTATCATATTAGCATGGGTTGACTTGCCCAAACAGTACATTCAAGGGGACAACCTTAGGGACAACTTTAAGCGGAAAGGATAATATACTGCTCAATCGCCTGTTTTCTCCATCGTTTATACGTCCGTTCAACAATGCCCAGAAGGCTGATCGTTTCTTCTACCGACTCACCTTCCACATACCTTAAGCGAAGAAGCCTGGATAAATTCGGTTTGTAACATTCCAGAGCCTGAAGGACTGTGTCAATCTGTTTAAGCTCTTCCTGCAGAACCTGCAGCTCGGTTATGCGATCAAGCACCGCGTCAAAATCATTTTTCGTATCGTCGTATCCTCTTGCCGCAATGACCTTCTTGATTTTTTCGCGCAGCTCCGCGAGCAGCTGCTCATCCTCTTCGTTGGCCGCTTCCCTTGGAATTTCGGCAAGCTGCCTCTTGAGTCCAGTTGCTTGTTTGGATAGATAAGCGTTTGCTGTTGCTTCCAGCTTTTGCTCGCGCTTTGATAAGTACGCGTAACTTGGCATTCCCCGCAAACGCTGATGCAAAGCCTGCAGCTTATCGTCCTGATTAAGCCTTCTTACCGTCAAACCAGCTCCAATCGAATAATGATCAAGCACCTGGATTCTGGCCTGAATTTGCTTGTATCGATTTAATTGATGAATAACTTCTTTTTCTTCGGCCGTTTTATCTTTCAT